GCGGAAGGGCGTGATGGCGTGCGGCTTCGTACCCCATTCGGCCCAGTACCCAAGGTGCTGGACCTTGTAATGCGGCCCGACCTCAGCGCGTGCCGTGGCCAGCTTTGTGACTTCCATGAGCGGCGCGACGATGCCGGCCGCGAGCCGGCGGCTGAACCGCCGCGCGTTTTCGGCCATGCGGTTGCGGACAATCTCGGCGCCAGCCGCGAGCCCGGCCTTGATGATCTTGGTGCGGCTGGATTCCTCCAGCGCCCGGAGCGTCGCCTCCAGCTCGTCGGCGCCTTCGAGCCTCCAGCCATGGACGCGTTGCTGGACAGTGCGCCGGTCGAGACGGGTCTGTGTGACGTCACCGAGAGCCATTCAGGCCCGCCTCGCCGGCGTGCGCGCGATCCAGCGCCGCAGCTTGTGATCGAGCGCGTCGGGCGGCGGCGGCGTCCGCGGGGCGGCGGTCACGCCGCGTTCCTCGGCCTCGATCAAGGCGAGAGCCTGCCACTCGGAGAACTCACGGCTACTCATGCGGGCGAGCATCTCGGTCGCGGTCATGCCGCCCAGCGCACGCGCTAGCTCGAGTGCGAAGCGCCGTTGCGGGCGGCTGCGGAGTTTCCCGCGAGCTCCTCCACGTCCTGCGACCCGATGCCGCTGAGCCGCTGCGCCGCCGCGAACACGCGATCCATCGGCGCCGCGCTCTTGCCGCCGAGCGCCTCCACGTCGGCGTCGGTGAAGAGCCGCGCGCCGGCGTCGTCGACCACGCACAGAGCGACCAAGCGCGCGCGAAGGTTCGCGTAATTGGTCTGACGATCCTTGCCCTTGCCGGTGTAGCAGCCTTCCTCGAAGGCGTCGCGCTCGGCCGCCGTGAGCCCGCGGACGAGTACCTCGCCGCCCCACTCGGGCACGGCCACCGCCTCGGTCCTGATGTCCGCGATCGCGAGCACCGCGGCCCGCGTCAGGGGGGCCATGACTACGCCAGCCGCGCCGGGACGGTCGTGAGCCGCAGCACCGCGACGGCCTGCGGGTCGCCGTCGAGCGCGAACGTCGAGCGCTTGAACGACTGGACCCACGCGGAGAAGCTGATGCCGTTGGTCGTGTCCGGCAGCACGATCCGGTAGCTGCGTACGGTGCCGGCGATCACGTCGTCCTCGAGCTGCTCCTGGCCCGCATTGCCCACGACGAACTGGAACGTGACGGTCACCGATCCGGGATCGGGCAGCTTGCCCGACTTCGTCGCGCGCACGCTCGACGTCAGGTGCACGTCGGGGATCTCGACGACGGAGACCTCGGGCGGGTCGATGTCGATGACGTTGGCGATGGCCGCGAACGTCTCGGAGCCGAGCGAGGTCACCGTGATCGTGAACGAGTCGCCGGCGACGAAGTCGGTGCTGCCGTCGGCCAGCGTGAACGCGAGCCCGCCCTTCGAGAACGCAGCCGCCACGGTCCCGACGCCCACGAGGGACCCGTCCGGCTTCTCGAGCAGGAACGTCCCCGCGTTCGTCGCCGCCGCGATGATCTGGAGCGTGTAGGCGCCCAGCACCGCGCCGGCGCTGACGGTGATCGCGCCCATCGTCCCGTTGCCGGTGTTGCCGCCAGCCGCGGCGGCCGAGGCCGCGCCGGGCCCGCTGCCACCGTCGCCGACCTGGAGCGTGGTGCCGTTCGTGATCATGCGCCGTGTCTCCTCATGCCGGCCACGCCTCGATGCGATGCACGCCGGTCTGTAGCTGCGGGGTTTCGACGATCACGCGCGCCGCGATCAGATGTGTCTCGACGCGCCGCTCCACCTCGATGACGTCCTCCACCGCGAGCGCCTGCCCCCCGTAGAGCACGCGCACGGCCGGCGCGAGATCGGCCTTGGCGCGCAGATCGCTGCGGTCGCGGATGCGGATGCGGTAGCGACCGTCGCCGAGTGCTTGGACGTCGGCCCACACGGTCGTGGCGGTCGGAAAGTTGGCGAAGGCGCCGGTGTCGTCATCGAGCCGCTGGAGCGTGATGCGGTCGCGGAGGTCGCCGGCGCGGATCATGTCGTCCAGCTCCATGTCCGGTAGTTCGCGAGCAGATGATCCACGTGCATCGGCATCGCCACCGGCGAGCCCACCCCGCCCGTCAGGATGACCGGCTCGCGGTTGGCGTAGAGGTGCGCCACGAGTGCCTGGATCGCCCAGCGGATCGGAGGCGGCACCGTCGCCGGGCTCGTGCCGAAGCCGGCCGTGAAGCGGACGGTCACCGCGTTCACGACGTCGCGCGTGGACGGCCAGGAAACCCCGTAGGCCGGGAGGATCCGGCCCGGCGTCGGCGGCTCTGACCTCGTCGCGTCGACCGTGTACTGATCCGTCGCCCACGTCTGCGTGTCGCCGTCGGCATCGAGGTAGGTGATGCTGAGGACCGCTTGCAGCGGCGGCAGGGGCACGCGCAGCGCCGTCGTGGAGGCGTCGGGGAACCGATCGAGGCGCCAGTCCCACGTCTGCGTGACGAGCGCGAGCCCGTAGGCCGATTCGATGTGCTGGCGCGCCGCCGCCACCAGCAGCGCGAGGATCGTGTCGTCCGCCGTCCCGTCCTGCCGCACGTACGCGCGCGCCTCCTCGACGGTGACGAGCTCATGCGGCGGCGAGACGAGGGTGAGCGAGGTCATGTCAGCCCACGACCACGTGAAACGCGCCGGTTTTTGTGTCGCCGCCGGAGGCGATCACGATCTTGACGCGATCCTGCACCGCCACGACGTAGTCGGTGACGGCGGTGCCGCCGGCGGCGTAGAGCAGAGCGGCCCCGGCGGTCGAATGCGTCGCCTGCCTCGGCGCGACCGTCGCCGAGGCGTTGACGTTGTCCTGATCCCACACGACTTCGCCCGTCGCCTCGAGCGTGACATCCACGTCCACGCCATCGGCGAAGTCGGTCTTCACGTAGCGCACGGTCAGAATCCGCCCGGTGACGACGGGCGTGTAGCCCGTCGCCGCGCCATCCCCGTCGGTCGTCAGCGTGACGGTGTACTGCTCGGCGTACACGGCCTAGGCCGCCTCGGTGGCGTAGAGCAGCACGACGTCGAAGTGCGTTGCCGTGGTCACGGCCGATCCGGTTTTGCCGATCGTGATGGCCGTGTTCGCGTCGTTCAGCGTGAACGAGGCGCCGGCGGCGAGGATCGTGCCGCCCGTGCCGTTGGCGCGGATCATCGTGTTCTGCGTGAGGTTCGCTTGCGCGAACGCCACCAGCTTGGCCGCGCTCGACTGCGTGCCGAGGATGTCGACGGTCGTGACCGCGCCCGCCGCGCCGCCGATCGCCGTGATGTGGCAGTCGATCATCCGGTGCTTGTAGCCCGCGATGGCCGGGACGAGCGTGTACCCGGCATTCACGTCCGCGATGGCGACGCGCGCGCGGAGGTTCTGCGTCAGCGGCGCCAGCAGCGCCGCGCCCGACTCGGCCGTGACCTTGCCGCCGCTGGCGATGACGAGCTCGTTGCCGCCCTGCTTGCGATAGACGAGCGGCTCGTACGTCGCGTCAGGCATCGTCGTGTCCCCCTTGGTTGCCCCCGAGCGGCCCGGCCTGGTCCGAGCCGCTCGGAGTAGTCACGTGGACGCGGGGTGACCGCGTGGGATCGTTGCGTTACGCTTCGGCCGCGCCCGTGAGGGTCGTCGACTTCAGCACGGTGGCGCCCGCCGTGACGGGCGCCTTGCGGCCCTTGTACTTGATCGCGACGATGCCGAGGATGACGGCGTTCGCCGCCGCCGGGGTGATGTTGCACTGGAGGTAACGCTCTTGCGGTCGGAAGACGTCGACGACGATGCACGACTGCGACAGGAGCGCGTCGGCGGCCGTGGCGGTGTAGGCGGTCGTGGTCGCGAGACGCGCCATGCCGCTGGTCTGGTTCGCGGTGTTCTGTTCCACGAACACGTCGAGCGTGCCGTTCTCGAGCAGCGTGCCGAGGCCGGCGACGAAGACGACGCCTTCCCAGCCCGACATGTCGAGGATCGAACTCGTGCGCTTCGTCGTGCCCGCCGCGAAGTAGCCGAGCACCTGGCTGACGTCGAGCTCTTCGAGCATGCCCATCAGGGGATCTCCTTCCTCTCTCTCTCGATCAGGCCAGCTTGACGCGGACGAACGCCTCGGCGAGCACCGGCGCGCCGTCGACCTCGGCGCGACCGATGAACCCCGTCTGGTTCGTCGCGGCGTAGAGCTCGACGAGCCGCTGGACGGTGAGCGTGAGCGCGTCGACGATCCAGTACTTCGACAGGTCACCAATCAGGCCGACGTAGAGCCCGGTGGTGAACGTGGCCGGCGCGTACTCGCTGACCGAGTACGGCACATCGAGGATCGTGTCGGGCGTGCCGCCGGCGAGGCCGGGCGCCCACAGGTACTGGCCGTTGCCGTCCTTGAGCTTGCGCACGTTCTTGACGGCGGTCGTGGAGAAGATCCAGCGCGCACGCGGCCAGTAGGCAGCCTTGAGCGTGTACTTCGCCTCGATCAGCCCGTCGGCCGTGATCGCGGTGGCGGTGTTCCCCGTCGAGACGTCGCGCGACGTCGGGACGCCGTCTGCCGAGGCCGTGAACAGGCCGAGCGGCTGCTGGTTGCCGGAGCCGGTCAGGAACGTCTTCTCCTCGGTCACCGCGAACTTGTACGCGAGGCGGTCGCGCACGAGCGCCTCCGGTCCGATCGCGGAGGCGCGCAGCAGCTTGTTGCTCGCCTTCACCTGCTTGGCGAGCGGGTGCGGCTTCAGCTCGCGCTTGCCGAACGCCATCGTCGTGTCGAGCGAGCCCGTCGCCAGCTCGGAGGTCCAGTCGGCGTCGGCCGGATCCGCGTCGAGCGTGGGGACGCCCATCGCCTCGGCCGAGGTGACCGTGTACTTCGTCGCGAACTGACGGATGAAGACGAGGTCGTCGACCGCCTTGATGAGCGTCGCGTTGAACTCCTCCGGGGCCACGAGGGCGCCGCCCTTCGCGAGAATGTCCATCTGCAGGTTGCGTTGCTCGGCGATGGGCATGGTGAGGATCGCCGCCGGGCCGTCGAGCAAGTAGTTGCGGAACGCGGCCTGGTACGCCGGGGTCGCGCGCGGGTTCGCGATCGGCGCGCCGCCGCGATGCTCGTCGCCGGGCATGGGGCGCAGCGGCTCGGAGGTCGGACGGTTGAGATCGAGCCGGATGGCCTCCATCCGCTCGTCGCGGATGATCCGCTTGCCGAGCGCATCCTGCTCGGCGTCGATCCGGTCGAACTCCTGGCCTTCCTCGGCCGTGAGGTCGCGGTTCTCGAGCGTCGCGCGCTCTTGCAGCTTCCGCATCTGCTCGACGAGCGCGCCGCGCTGCTGACGCATCTCCACCAGGGTCATCGGGGGCTCCTATTCCGGTGACCCGGTGTCGCGCGCGAGGAATCAGCCCGTGGAACGCGGAGAAACGAAAGGCGCGTGCCGAGGTCACCACGGGGGTCTTTGGAAGATCCGTGGAACCTACAGGCACGCGCCTCGATGGAGTCGCGTGGCTCTGTGTCGCTCGCAGCCCGTCGTGGCCATCGGGCCCGACCTGGCGGCTGGAACCGTCTGCGATCGGGGTTACGCTACCGCGCGCGGATTCGGGATGTCAAGATTCTCGCGTCTCGGGTTGGTGACCGGACCCCGCGCCCGGCCACTTCTCGGGCGGCGCCTCGGGCTCGGGGATGCGCGCGCCGACGGCGTCGAGCGCGCCGTCATCGTAGACGCCATGCGGGGTCAGCCAGCCGGCCGCGGTCCATTCCGCGACGAGCCAGCGGCCGTCCTGCTTGACCCAGTAGAACCCGCCCGGCCGGGAGGTCATCGCCGGACCGGTCGCTTCCCTGATGGCGGTGGAGGAATCGGCGGCATCGGTGGCAGCGGCCTGTACAGGAACGGATAGGACGAGCCGTATCGCGGTTGCTGGCGGCGCTGATGGCGAACACGGAACCGCCGGATGGCCTCGGCGCCGATGACGCCGGAAAGGACGCCGACGACGAGCGCGAGCCACTCGATCATCCCATTCATCGCCGCGCGATCGCCGCCTCGGCCGCCGCCAGCCGCCGGCGCCGCGCCTCCGCGATCTTCCACGCCTGCCGTTCCTGACCGAACGCGCGCACGGCGACGTCCGTCTTCAGGTACGCGGGATAGACGACCGGGGACACGTCGATGAGGTCGACGCTCACCAGCTCGCGCAGCGGCGGGTCCGCGCCCATGACCCAGCGGTCGCCGCCGAGGGGCGTGAAGAACGCGAACGACATGCCGTCGATGTTGCCGGCGCGCACGTCCTTGACGATGTCGACGCCCGCCTGCGTGTCAATCGGCGTGATCTCCACGCGGAGGCCGCGCTCATCCTCGGCGACCTTGAGCGAGCCGTTCGTCGTGCGGCCGATGATCCGGTTGCGGTCGTGGTTCACGAGCGCGCGGATGTCCGGCTTCGCCGCGAGCGTCCGCGAGAACGCGCCCGGTCGGATGATCTCGACGAAGCCGCCCAGGTCCTGGCTCCGCGAGTTGAAGACGGCGGCGTAGCCGATCAGCCGTGGCGGCTGGCCCGCCTCCGCGCGCAGCTCGATCCCTTCGACCGCTCGCACTTCCATCTCGGGCATGTCGTCTATCCTTTCCCGCGGCCGAGGGCCAGCGCGATCAGGGCCTGCTCCGCGTCGCCGTTCCACGACTCGAGCGCGCCGACGCCGTCGGCGAGCAGGCGCGCGCGATGGTCTGCCGTGTACGTGCGCGCGGCGTCGAGCGAGACGTGTAGCAGCTCAGCGATGTACGCCGCATGCCGCGCGTAGAACTGATCGACGGCCGTGCGCCATGCCTCGGCATCCGCGGCCTCGCGCTCGGCGAGCTTGCGCACCGTCTCGACTTCGCGGCGCACGACGCGGGCGGCGTTGTCGCGCGAGAGCAGGCCGCCAAGCTCGATCATGCGCCGCACGTCATCCGGCATCTCGTCGGGGGTCATCGGCTGCACCGGCGGCGGCTCGGGCGCGGACGGTGGCGGCTTCGGCGGCGTGTCGAGCGGCATCAGATTCGCCTGAATCCACAGCTTGTCCGCGTTCGGATCAGCACTCGGGTTGCGGCCTTCCAGCCGGCGCCACTCGTTCGGCGTGATCGTCGCGTGCAGGAACTGCGTGCGGAGCGACTCGGCGCGGGCCTGCGGGTCGGCGCGCAGCAAGCTATCGATGTTGTGGCGGATGAAATGCGTCTTCCGCTCGAGCGGGGTCAACAGCGAGACCTCGAGCGCCTGATCCCACCGCACGACCCACGGGCGCACCGTGTGCCCCTCGTACGCTTGCCAGAACTCCTTCGCGCTCGCGTAGGTCGCGGTCTTGTCGTCGTGCCCGATCACGACGCCCGGCACGCGGAAGCCGCGCGCCATCTCACCGAGCTGATACTGCCGCGTCTGGAGGAACTGTGCCTTTTCGTTCTCGACCGAGATCTCGTGGAACTTCATGCCCTCTTCGAGAATCGCGAGCCGGTGGCGATTGCTGAGGCCGTTGCCGTGCAGCTCCTCCCACGACTGGCGCAGATTCGCGCGCCCCTGCGGACCAAGCCGAGCGGGATGCTCGAGCACGCCGCCGGGCGTCGCGTCGTTGCCGAAGAAGCGCGCGCCGTACTCCTCGAGGTCCTGCGTGTGGCCGATGGCGTCGCGCAAGAGCCGCACGCGATGCACGCCGAGCAGACCGTCCAGGGAGAGGCCGCGCAGATGCAGGATCTTGTACGCCGGCATCGCGATCTCGTCGACGGCCGTGGCGCCTCGGAGGCCCTGGACGTTCACGATGTAGACGAGCTGGCCCGCGCGCCGCTCGATGCGCACGCGGTCGGGGAAGATCGGCCAGATGGCGGTGACACGGCCGTCCGTGTCGTTACGCTGGATCTCGGAGTACGCGTTGCCCCACAGCATCGCGTGCGCCTGGAGCATCTCGCGCCACGTCATCGCGGTCTGCTCGGGGTTCGGTTGCGTGTGCAGGAGGTCGAAGAGCGGATGATCCGGGTCCTCGCGCTTGCCGCCGTCGGGCAGGCGGCGGAACACATCGAGCGAGAGCGAGCCGATCGTCTCCGAGACGGCGGCCACGGCGCTAAAGACGGACGGCGCCTCGATCGCCGTGGCAGGCGTGACGGTGCGGCCCGTGGCCGTCGCCCGGCCGCCGAACATCGCGACGAGCCACGCGGCCGGGTCGGAGATCAGACTGCGCTCATACGATCGCCGCTCGAGGAGTCGGTCCACCAGCGCCATCAGCGAGACCTCCCGAGGATGCCAAGCGCCATCATCGCGCACCCCATGACGATCAGCGCCGACGGCGGGTGCAGCCACCAGAGTCCCGTGCCCGTCGTCGCCAGACCGCCGAACACGAGGGCGTCGCGGAGGACCTCGATCGCGATCTTCATACCGAGGCGAGCCCCTGGTGCTCGTAGATACTCCCGCCCTCCGGCTGCACGATGACGCGCGTCATCGCGATCACGAGCGCCACGATGCCGTCCACGCGCTCCGTCCGCGTGTCCTTGATCGGCCGGATCATCTCCTGCCGGCCATGCTCGATGACGGCGTTGCGCACGCACCACGCCATCACCGGGTTGCCGTCATGGCGGAACCGCTTCGCCGCCACCATCGCCTCCACCGCCTTGGCGGCCGGGCTCATGTTCTCGAAGCTCTGGCGGATCGGGACCGGCGTGAGGCCCGCGGCCGTGAGGCGCGTCATCACCGCACTCGCATTCGACGGATCGAGCGGGATCTCGACGAGCTCGACGCCGTGCGTGTCCACGAGCGCCGTGATGTAGTCCACGATCGCGTCGTGATCGATCGCATTCCCGCGCGTCGCGGTGAGGTGGCCCGCGTCGCGCCAGCGATCGTACGGCACGCGATCCCGCGTCACGCGCTGGAGGATGTTGTCGCCCGGGATCCAGAAGTGCGTGAACACCTCGCGCGGCTCGTCGAGCGTGACGAGCACGAGCGCCGAGAGGTCGCTGGTGGACGACAGATCGAGGCCCGCGATGCAGCGCCGCCCGCGCAGCGAGGCGAGCGTGACCGGCCCCGCACACGCGAGCCAGTCGTCGATCGAGATCCACCGCGTCACGTTCTCCGTCCAGATGCAAAAGTTCAGGCGCTTGGTGATGTTCTGCGCCGCCGGCATGCCGAGCGCCTCGGCAACCGTCTCGCGCAGATAGCGGCGCGTGATCGAGACATCGAGATTCGGGTTCGCCTTGATCCACGTGCGCTCGTCCGTCCAGTCGTCGCACGCCGCGCAGCCGTCGACCGGCGACGGCTTGCCCTCCGCGCGGTGCACGTCGCACACGTCGAGCTGGCAGACATAAGCGAACCAGGCATCGTTCTCCATGACGCCGTCCAGCACCTTGAGCGAGTAATCGTGATGCTGGTAGCAGATCGAGTGCCGATCGAAGCCGCTATTGGTGATCTCCAGGATGAGCGCTTGCCGGCGCCCTTTCGTGCCGAGGCGCAGCTTGTTGACCACGATCTCCGTCGGGTGCTCGTGGATCTCATCGATGAGCGCCATATGCACGCGCTTGGCGTCGAGCGAGCGCCCTTCGGACGAGACCGGGCGGATGAAGGAGCCCGACGCGAGGTGCGCGATGTTGTGCTCGGTCACGTCGAGCTGCGCCGCCAGGTCGGGCGACGTCGCCACCATGCTCTTCACGTCGTCGAACATGATGTGCGCCTGCTCGCGCGTGACCGCGGCACAGAACACCTGCGCGCCCGGCTCGTCGTCGAACATGATGCCGCCGATGGCGAGGCCCGCAAGTTGGGGGGTCTTACCGTTTCCCTTCCCCGCTTCGATGTACGCGGTGCGGAAGCGCCGGAACCCGTCGGCGCCGAGCCAGCCGAAGAGCGAGCCGACGATGAACTGCTGCCACGGCTGGAGCTGGAACGGCTGCCCGGCGTGCGCGCCTTCGCGGAACTTGAGCATCGTCGGAAAGAAGTCGATCCACGCCTGCGCGAGCCCGGCGTTGAACCGCAGCCCGCGCGTATGACCGGTCTCGAGGTCTGCGAGATGACGGGCGCCGGCGAGACGGACGGCGCGACCCGCCGGGATGTCGCCCGCGACCACGGCCCGCGCGTACGCGGTGACCGGATCGTCAGGCGCGCGTCGCCGCCGCGGATTTCTTCGCCTTGAGGGCCGTGAGCGGGTTGTGGGGCTCACTCGGTGGAGTCGTCTCCAGACCGTGACGTGCCTGCGGGCTCATGCCGAACTCGACGAGAAAGTCGCGCATCTGCTTGAGCGCCGTGTTCGCGATCGACAGATACGGGCTCATGATCGGGTAGCCGTTCGGCGACTTGATGATGGTGCCGAACTCCTTCAGCTTCGCCTCCGCGCCGATCCAGCGCGACCACGCGTGGCAGTAGGCCGCGAGCGCCGCGCGGTCGAGCGTCGTCACCAAGCCGAGACGCGACAGCTCGCCGATGACGCGGTTCCATTCGCGACGCGCTTCGTCGTCGAGGTGGTCCGGGCACGCGGGCGGGGTCGCGTCGGGCTGGACTTCGCGGTCCGGCAAGCGTCGCCGGCCGGGGTTGCCGCGGAGGATGCGGAGGTTCGTCGGCTCCGGCTTCGGTCCGCGACGGCCCATCAGCGCACCACCGTCCGGGTCGTGGCAAATCCCCAGCGCGGAAACCTGCGACCGCGACAAGAGCGGGCCGGCGCGGTCTCGCTCGCGATGCTCCAGAGATTCACTCCCCCCTCCCCGTCGCCGCGCGCACGCATGGTCGCTCGCCGCAGCGCGCGCCGAGCAGAGCGAGCCCGGACGCGATCGTGCGCATCGTGATCGGATCGCCGTCGCGTCGCGCGTGCTGCACGGCACAGGAGGTGGCGTACGGCGTGCCGATCGTCCCCGTCACGACGAGGTGCTCGCACCGCACGCGCACGACTTGGCCGAGGAGCAGTGTCGTCGTCTGGCAGCACGCGCCGCACTGCACGCAGGGGTTATTGCGGGGGATGCCGAGGTGGAGCCACCCGTAGGCGTCCTGATCATCGGCCGCCGTCACCGCCACACCACGGTGCCGAGCTCGGTGATCAGCGAGCGGCACGTCACGCACTCCACGACCCGCTCGTCCGTGAGCGCGTGCGTCGTCATCACGAGCGCATGCCCGTCGTGCGCGTCGAGCCACTGCTCGATCGCTGACCAGAGGACGGGCACGTACGTCGCCGGCGTCGTCATCGCCCAAGGTCGCCGCGCAGCCATCGCGCCCCGCGCTCGATCGCGGCGAGACAGTCGCGGGCCTCGCGCCCACCCGCTCGGCACTCGGCGTAGAGCACGAAGGCGAGGATCAGGCTGATGGTCAGGGCCATCAGGAAAAGCAGGGTGGCGGTCTCGCGGTCGATCATCGCTTCGCCGCTGTCCTCGTGACCGCTAGCTCGCGCGCGGTCTTCTCGCGCGCGGTCTTCGCGTTGTGGCACCAGACACACAGACCCTGGCCATTGTCCAAGGACCACGCGTCCAGGCAGTCCCAGGCTCGGCCCCGGTCGGTGAGGACCTTAGCCAGCCGCCTCCGGGCCCCCACGGGATCCTGGCTCCACTCGGCGAGCGGGATGACGTGATCGGCCACCGTCGCCGACTCGACGCGACCCTGAGCCAAGCACGGCACGCACAGCGGGCCGTGGGCGAGGACCAGCAGGCGCCACCTCCGGTGGCGGGCGTCGTAGCCTCGCCGGGCGGCCGTCCCGCGGATCGCCTGAGCACGGCGGTGGCTCGCCTGGCGGTGCTGCGGGCACCGCGGCCCGACGTCCACGAGGACCGGGCACCCCGGCTCAGCGCACGGGTGCAGCGGTCGGGTCGGCATTTCCGGGCAATCCTATCGGAAAGCGCGAGATGTGCGCAAGAATTGCGCTCAGACACCACACGTAGGGGTCGGATGGCTCATCGGGGGTAGCGCGATGCGAAAAATCCGCTTGACGCCAGTGGTGGCGGTGATATCATGAAGACATGGAGGGCATGATGATGGCGACGACGACGAACGCAGTCAGCGAGCGCGAGCGGTATCCCGATCATGCCGTGCGGTGCGATGGGTGCGGAGCGATCTGCGTCCGCGCGATGGTCAGTCGCCTCCGCTCCGCCGACGCTTCGACGCCCGACGGCATGACGGACGTGGCGTCGTACTTCGAGCCGACCCCGCGCTACGCCCCGATTGCGGGGCTGTCCACGCCCGGTCGCCTGACGTGGTGCTGCGAGTGCCACCGTGCAGGGTCGTATTGCCTGCCCGGCGACCACGACGCGCGCAAGCCCGGCGAGCGCGACGACCCGTCGGGCCTCATCCGCGTCCGTCCCGGCGAGCGCGCGCCGCGCTGCTTGTTCGAGGCCGGCGCCTACGGGCGCTGGAATGGTCGCACGTGCGCCCTCTCGGCGCGCGGCGTCCCCCACCACGCGATGCAGTGCCGCAAGGAGGGCTAGGCGATGGACGAGAGACTGGTCACGCAGACGTGGGCGGTGTGGGGTGTCGGCGCGTCGAGCGTGCGCTACATCCGCGAGGCAGACGACACGATCGCGGCGCGGCAGATCGCAGCGGCGCACGGGTTCGACGTCGACCAGGCCGAGGCGTGGGCCGTCGAGGTCGAGGCTGACGAGCACTCGCTGGACGCGCACACGCGGCACGATTCCGCCACGGTCGGATTCGCGGCGTTCCCATTCGACGTGGAGGGCTAGGCGATGGCGACGAAGCCCCGCCGCCGCCCCGCCCCCGCCGACGACGCCGAGCGTCACGCGACGACGCTCCGGCTGCCGCCCGCCCTCGTGCGCGTCGCTGCGGTCGCCGCGGCGTCGCGACGCATGAGCCTCAACGCCTGGTTGATCGAGGCCGCGCGCGCCCACGCGCTGCACGCCGCCCAGCGCGACGCGAGCGTGCGTGCGGCGCTCGAGGCGTGACGCGGTGTCTGACCACGCGCTCATCGCGCTCATCGCCGTCGGCGGCTTCGCGCTCCAGATCACCGGCCTCGTCATCCTCGGTGTGTATCTCAGCGCCCAGCTCCGGCGCACGACCGACATCGCGCGCGCCGTCGGCGGCCTCGTGATCCAGGAGACGGACAAGCTCCGCGCGCTCCTCGGGTCGCGCTGACTCACGGCGCCTCCACGTCGCGGCCTTCGGCTGCCGTCCACGTCGCGGGCTCGTCGGCCGTCGCGGCGCCGAGCGGCACGTCGACGGGCGGCGCCACGCGGGCGAGGGCGGCGCGGATTGTGTCGCACATGACCTTCGTGGTGGCCTCGTCGGACCCGGTGAGCGCCTTCCACTCCGCGCGCCTCTCCTCGGTCCAGTCGCCGCCGCCGTGGAACAGGAGCGGCAGCCGCAGCGCCGCCACGAGCGCGTCAATCACGGCCTCGCGACGATCATCCGCCGGCTCCCCTGAGAACAGGGCCACGCACTCGCGCGCTTGCATCTCCGTGTGCTCTCCTGCCGGCCGGCGACACACCCGACACGGATACGTCTCGCCCGGCGTCGGCGCGCTCATCGTGTCTCTCCTTCCACGCGGGCGAGGGCGGCGCAGGCCGCAGCGAGGGCGGCATCCAGTGCCTCTGCGCCGCACTCGCACTGCCAGTCGCCTTTCCACTGATCCGGTGACGCCGCGCGCGCCTTGGGGCATCGGCAGTCGTGTGCCGCCACACACGAGAACCGTCCCCGGTTGCCATCGCAGGCGTCGAACGCCTCGATTAACCGTCGCACCGCCGCCACGAGCGCGTCACGCTGGGCGGTCAGGGCGGCCACTTGTACCTGCCAGTACGTCTCAACTTCGTTCCGCCAGTCGTTCGCGTCACGGACGACGTACTCCGCCTTCTCCCGCTCGGCGGCGAGGGCGCGGGCGACGACGCGCACGAGCCCGTCCTCGGTGCGATGACGCAATCCCTCGTTCACGACATCACGCGCAGTTGCTAGGTCGTGTTCCGTCGGCTTACTCATCGCGCGGCCTCGGGCGGCTCCCCCATCCGCCCCTCCGTCATCGCGCGGCCTCGTCGACCGGCCAGCGCGGGCCGCACAGCACGCGCGGCTCGCGCCGCTCGTTATGCGGATGCTGGTACGCGTCCCCGGGGTAGCTGAACGCCGGCGTCGGCCGCGTGTCGCAGGCGGCGCAGATCACGCGATGGCAGCCCTGGCACTCGTCGTCGCGGCGACACGCGGGGCCGCCGCAGTGCTCGCAGGTCGCGTGCGGGAAGTGGCCGCAGACCTGGCAGCGGGTCATCGCTCGCCGCCGGCCGCCACGAGCGCCCCCTGCGCCGGCGCCACGCGCAGCGGCAGCGCGTGCGCCACGCGGATGTGGACGCCGGGCGACGCGCCGAACCGCTTGCTCACGCTGAGGTCGACGATCTGGGCGTCGTCGCGGTAGATCAGACCCGCCGCCGCGTCCATCACGCCCTTCGCGAGATTGTCGACGTCCCGCCGGTGCGCCATCGGGTACTCCACGCGCTTCGGCAGCGACGCCGGTCGCGGCAGCGTGAACGCGAGCGTCACGCACAGCGGCCCGTCCACCGGCGCCGGCGGCTTGTGCGCGACGAGCTGCGCCTCCACGGTCCTCTTCCAATCTTTGTCCTCGGCGCGCTCGTACACGGACGCCTTGACGACGCCGTTCGGCAGCCGGAACGCGCGCGCCCGCGGCCGCCCCTGCGGCACCGGCAGGCCGTACACGCGCACGTCGAGCACGACGGAAAAGGTCACGCTGGCTCTCTCGCCACGTACGCAGGCTCCCACTCAGGCGGCGAGCCGCCGCCAACGAAAATGGTGCTCGCGTAGCAGAGCTCGCCGCGCCGAATCTCCGTGCCGCACAGATCGCAGACGTACCCGGCCTTCGCGACGCCGCGGACGACACGCTCGTACTCGGGCGGCTCGCCGTGCGGGCCGACATCCGCGAACACCGTGCGGGTGCCGAGCGGTCGTCCCTTTCCGCACGCTTCGCACAGGATTTGTCGTGTCACGCCGCCCGCCGCCGCCGGAGCGTGCGCCGCGCGATGCGTGCGAGGTCGGCCGCGAGGTCGGCGAGGATGCGCGCTACAGGATCAGCCGGAGCGGGATGCCGTCGGGGGTTGGCGCGCGACACTCGCGCAGCTCGCGCTGGAACTGCTCCAGGTCGGCGTCGGCCTCGACCTGGATCCGCGTGATGTACGCCGTCACAGGGATCCCCGTCTCGGTGTGCCCCTCCCACGTTCGCGCCTCGACGCCGTTGAGCGTCACGATCTTCGTCGTGCTCTCCAGCCGAACGATCATCGGTTGCCTCCTCGGGTCTGTGCCTCTTGATCCCGTTGCGGTCCAGCCCGTACGGGTCGCGCCGCACCGCTTCCCGCGCCAGCGCCTCGCGCATGACGTCGCGCGGCACGCCGTGCTCGTACAGAGCGTGCGACTCCGCGGCGACGATCGTGTCGAACACGAGCCCGCAGCGCACGTAGCGCTCGCGCGCCTCGATCGCGGCGACGGCCGCGGCGGCGCGTGCCTTCGTCGACGCCATCACGCCGCCTCGCTCACCGCCGGCAACTCCCCCTGCCGCTCCTCCGGCCGGAGCGTCCGCGGCGTCCCGACCACCTCGTCCGTGTCCAGGCGCCGTACGCGCTCGACGCCGGCGGCGTAGTCGCGCTCGATCACGCACGCCACGTCGCGCTCCTCGGTGCCGCGCCGGTAGCGGCCGGCGAGATCCGCCTGGGCGGCGACGAGATCCGCAAGCCGCCCCTTCGCCTGCTCGCGCCGGATCTTCTCCGCCGCCTCCTCGGCCTGGACGGCGGCGAGCGCGGTCACGAGCGCGTCGCCGACGGCGTGCAGCTCCTCGAGCGTGAGCCTGACCGGCAGCGCCCGCGTGTCCTCGCGCACGCGCTCCCAGCGCTCGGGCTGGCCGTTCGTCTCTGGCATGTCACGCCGCTCCTTTCTCGTCGTCGACCGTCAACGTCGTCTGCCCGGTGTCCGTCCACCGCACCACGGGCCGCTCGCGATAGGGCCGCAGCGCCGCTTCGCACGCGCGGCACTGCCCGCCGACCGCCTGCACCGCCGCGAGGGTCACTGCGCACGCCTGGCACGCGACGAGCTTGAGCGTCCAGAATCGGATCGACCCGTCGGGCGCGGCCGCGCGCGCCCGCTCGCGCGAGGCGTAGCGCACGGCCTCGTCGAGCGCGGTCGACCAGATCCCGCCGGCGCCCACGGCCGGGGCCGGCGTCGCGTAGAAGAGCCACGCCCCCACGCCCGCGGCGCGGTGGCCGAGGACGAAGGCGGTCATCGCGCGCGCCCGTTCCCCGTGTGCAGCGGGACGACGCGCGGCGAATTCGTGAAGAACACGCCGCCCGTCGCGAGGTACTGCGCGCACGCCATACAGAGCGGCGTGGCCCCGTACACCGCCCAGGTGCCGACGCGCTCGCAGCTCTCGCACGTCCGGAACGAGCCCATCGCGCGCGGGCCGTGCGTCGGAACGTGGCGCGGCCAGGGGTCGTTGGGCGTCACGCGCCGCGCTCCTCGAACAAGTCCGTTTGCCCCGGCGCTTGGCCGATCAGCCGATTGCGCTGCCCCTCCAGCGCCGTCAAGTGGTTCGCGATCGCCGTCATCTCGTCGGAGATGCGCGCGCACTCGTCGAGCGCCTCGTTGCGCCGCACGGTCCACGCCAGCAGTTCCTCGCCGTCCAGCGGCCGACGCGCGTGGCGCGCCCACAGCACGATCGTGTCGCGCCGCTTGGTCGCGGAGAGCAGTCGATCCCCCGCGGACCTCAACTGGCGCTCCACAGTCTCAATCGCCGATTCGATCGCAGCCAGGGCGTCGTCGGGGTCACGTCGCTTGCCACTCCGAGCCATCGGCGCCTCCGACCGCTCGTCGAAACTCGTCCGCGACCCCGCGTCGACGCCGCTCGTGCGCGGCGCGCTCCGTGTCGCTGACCTCCGGCATCGGCGGCGCCGGCTCCGGTCGCGCGCGCACCCCGACGACGGCGAGCCGCTGCGCGACCTCGTCGATCAGCGGCTTCACGTCCGGCCGGAACTCGCCGTCCGGCAGCGCCTTCATCGTGTCCGACGGCGGCACCTCGATCTCACGCGGCGCAGCGTCCGGCAGCTCGAGCGGCACCACGCGCGGCGCCAGGTGCGCTGTCCCGTGCTCGACGCACAGTGTCGCGGGCGTGTCCATCGGTGCGCCGCGATGCCGGTACGCGAGCCAGAACTCGATGAACGCCTTGCGTGCCGTCGCGATCTCGACGGATTCGATGCCGCGGTAGCCGAGGTGGTACAGCGCGTGCCAGCCGCCCATCGCCGTCACGGCCGCGTGGATCACCGGGTCGCCGAACGTGATCGGCGTGTACCCGCCCCAGCCGCCGAGCGCTGCGCGATGCACGCGCGACCACGCGAGCGCCGCCAGCTCCTCCTCGCTGCCCTCGATGCGCTCGACAAGCTCCGCGACGGTCGGGAAGAACCGCAGCCGGTCCAACGCCTGCTCGCACGCGCGCTCCACCGCGGCCAGCGGAAAGCGTGACAACCGGTCGACGTAGATCGCCACGCGCTCGGGCGACAGCGTCTCGCCGCGGGCTTCCGCGAGGCCGCGCACGAGTCGACCGATCGCGAGCGCTTCGGCGGGGGCGGCCACGGCCTACGCGCCCCGCGCCGCGCGGCGCCGCAACACCATCGCGACCCCCTCGCGCTCCGCGCGGTCGTTCTGCTCCCGGCGCTCGTCGATGATCGACCGGCGGCGATGTGGGGGGGGAGGGGGGGCCCCCTTCTCTTCTTGGTACAGAACAGGATCAGGATCAGGATCAGGACAGGAGGGAAGCGTTACACCCCCCACTGTAACGCCGTTACCGTTGGCTCCGGTCGCATGCGCTTGGCGCCTCGCCCGCCACGCGCGGACCCGCGTTTTTCCTGCCTCCCGCTGCTTTCGCACGTCGTCCGCGGAGTCCTGGTAGACGAGGAAGTCGTGCACGATGAGCGCACCGCGCTTGTGCTCCCAGGAGTGCGCTCTGAGTAGCGCATCTCGTGCGCGCGCGTAGCGGTTGCGGTGCAGGTTGGGTAGCAGCTTGCGTGCGACCTGTTCCGAGATCACCCCGTCGGTGTTGTGCTCCCGGCAGTAGTCGACGCTCCGAACCCACAGCCAGTTCGCGGTTTCGCTGCACTCCAGCCGCTTCGGGTGATGCGAGAACCCCGGATCGAAATGCACCCACGCCATGCGTCCACTCCTCGAACGGTTCGCTGCGTTGTTGTTCAGGCGGCGTGCTCGGCATGCCGCATCCGACAGGTCGGGCACGCGAGGAAGTCCGAGAGGGCATCGAGCGGTTCCGGCGCGGCGAGCCGGGCCCGCAGATGCTCGAGCGCCCGCAGCGCCTCAGCGCGCGGGGTCGAGGGGGTCATGCCTGTGTCCGCCGGATGTCGTACCGAATATCGGTGCGGGCGGGCACCTTGTACTCACGGACTTCGACGGCCTTGCCCTCGATGGAGAACGCCCCGGCGACGGCGGCCTTGATGCCCTCGGCCTTGAGGCGCGCTTTCACGGCCTTGTCGAGTTCGGCGAATTCCCGCGACGCCACGCTGAGCGTCTCGCGCCGTTCGAGCTGCGCGATGAATTCCGGATCGAGGATGACGCTCGCGCCATCGCCGAAGTCGCGCGGCGGGTAGCACTGTGCGAGAAATCCGCAACCGCCACAGACACTGAAATCGTACGGGATCGGGTCGGGGTCGATCGCCTGATCGATCATCGGCTGAAGCCGCTCGATGCGCTGGAGCAGCGCCTCGGCCATGCCGTAGTCAAGTTCATAGGGAATGACCTTGAGCATCCCCGTCGCCTTGCTCATGAGCGCGAAGACGCCCAGCGGCAGGTTCTCCAGGAGCGCGTAGAGCTGGCCCTGTGCGTAGTAGGCACGCGTCCAGTGCTTCGGGGAATGCCGGAGGTCATCGAGCGTGCTGATGCTGTCCCACTCGTAGCCGTTCATCGATTTCGCTTCGAGTAGGCGAGGCGGACGATACTTCGCTCCGTGGAAGGCAATGATCCGGCCGTCGGGCCGTCCGGAAATCCGGACGCCCGGCTTCGGCTGCCATTGCGTCGGTCGATCGGACTCGCGTACGACCTCGAAGCCGAGGCGCTCGAGCCGGCGGTAGATGAGCGGCTGGTGGTCACGTCCATGATCGAAGATCGCTTGCAGCGTCGTGTCGTGCCGCGCCTTGGACTCCCAGCGCGTGAAGTTCCAGACGAGGGCGCGATCGCACGGATGGCCGACGGATGACGGATACCATGAGCGCGCGGGGAAGATGCTGATCTCCGACTCGAGATCGGCTCGCAGTACCGCGTCGAAGCCGTCACGCGTGAGCGCGCGCTCGGCATCGATCACCGGCGCGCTCACACCTTGCCTCCGTCGATCAGCGCGACAAGCCCTGCGAGAACGTCGTCGGGGACCGCATTCATGCGATCGAGCTGCTCCTCCGAGAGATCCGACATCGCCGTGATCTCCGCGCCGAAGAGATCCTTGGTCATGAGCCGAAGGATCTTGGCTTGCTTCGCCCCCTGGCCCTTCGCGGCATCGCGAAGACGAGTGTGCAAGTCGCCGAGCTTCTGGCCGCGCCCTGCCTTCGTTCCGGTCTCGGCCTCGTGCGTGACCGCTTGCGCCCGCCGGGTCTTCTCGGCCGTGAGCGCATCGAGCACGCGCTGATTGGCTTTCGCAAAACGTGCCTTCGCGGGGTCGGCGATGTTCTCGCCGTACGCCTTGATGTACCAGTCGAGATCCTTCTCGACGAGGTCGGCCGGCTTCGCGCCCTTGCTGTTGCCGAACCCGACCACGACCTCGACGCTCCCGACTGATGCGCCTGCGGACTCGCCGCCCCTCGCGCCCTTGTCGTAGGAGACGTGCACGACCTTGGCGACGTCGAGCCCGGCTTGGCGCAGCGTGTCGAGCGGAACGCCGTTCATCCCGCCGAGTGCGCGCACGGCCCGGCCGTGAAGGTTCGCGTAGGACGACTTGCGGACATCGGTCGGGTCGATCTTGTCGCCCTCGGTCTTCACCTGGCGCGTGAAAAACGTATCGCCGCTCCATCGCGAGCCCTCGACGTAGTCCAGACGTTCGCCGGTCACCTTGCTCCACGCTTCGGCGATCATGTGGTAGCTGTACGTGCCATCAGGGAAGTCCTCGCGCTCGATGGCCGGGTTGCCGACTTCGATGCCCCACACTTTGCCGGCACGCTCGGCGCCGGAATCCTGGAGATAGCCGACTTGCTTGGTGATCTCGCCGTCCTGCGTACGGGTCGTGTGAATGATCCAGTCGGTCGGATAGGTCGCGCGGATGGACGCGATGCGGAGCTGCTCCAGCATCTTGACCATCGTTTCGACGCGCTCGATCGCCTGCTTCGGATCGGATTCCACCCAGCGATCCAGTAGTGACGCACCCGACCGGCGGGTCGGCACGAGGAACTCCCTGCCGACGACGGGCGGGGAATCGCTCTCCATCACGGACTCCTTGTTGTTGGTGACTGCGCTCATCCCCGCGTCTCCCGCCACTGCCGCGCACAGTCGATCAGCGCGTCGATCAGGTCCTCGACGGCCTCGGGCGTGCGAACGAACGCCACCGTGCGCGCGCTGGCCTCGGCGTTGTGCAGGATGTCGAGCCAGCACACGCCGCGATCATCATCGCGAGCGAACTCGGCCGTCACCCGGGCGTCGTGGACGTGATAGGCCGTGACCGTGCGCGGCTGGACGACGCGCGCGCCCTCATGGTCCGGCGCGGTGAAATGTGCTAGCGTATCGGCCGGTCGCATTTTTCGGGTTCTCCCATCGTCGTGCCCGGCCCCCGGCTCGCCACCGGGGGTCGCGACGTTTCAGCGCCCCGTGAGCATCGTCCAGAGCCGTGACCACCACGGCGCGCGGCGGCCGAGCAGCCGCCGGACGTCGAGCACGACCGGGCCGCGCCCGTAGACGCGCGCGTACTCCGGCCGGTGCGTGTAGTAGCCGAGATCGGTCACCGCGGCACCTCCTCTATCTCGCGTTGATCGGGACACATGCCGTCATCGGCGTGCGTCGAGAGCATGTAGCCACAGGCCCAGCACTCCGCGGAGGGCGACAGCGCGCGCCGGCCCGGCTCCGGCGTGAACTTGCCGGGACCCATCGAGCCGCCGCGGATGCGGCTGACGAGCTGCGCGCGGAGAGCATCGAGCATCAGATCGTTCCCTCGCGGCCGAAGTCGGGCAAGCCGTCGCCATCCGGCTCCAGGCACGTCCACAAGTGCAGGCAGTACGGGTGAATGTTCACGTGCCGCTCTCGGCGCGGGAAGACCTGCACGGCCTGATGCGCGTCGCCGACGAACGCGCGTTTGACGTCCGCGAGGTCCTCGTACGAGGGGATGTACTTCACGCGCGAAACGGACACGTGCAGCCACCACCGACCGTCGTGCACGCCGACGCTGAGGACGCACGTGCGGCCGTCGCGGTGTCTCCACGCGCGCTGGCCCTCCAGTTCGGGCGCGATGTCGTGACGCACGGCGATCTCGACCCAGCCGTTCGGGATGGCGAGCCCGTCGACCCACTCATTTGTACGCCGGACGGATTTCTGCCACTCAGCTTCGCTGATGACGAGGCTCATGACGGCCGCTCCGGCAGCGCGCTCCCGCATTCGCGCGCGCGGCGCTGATGCTGCTCGGTCGCCTCGTGCTGGATGCGCGCGAGCTGGATCGTGATCGGCGAGACGACCGCCAGCGGCCCCGACGCGAAGACCTCGCCGCACAGGCCGCAGGAGACGGAGACGGTCGCCATCAGTCCCCGGCCCTCATCGCGCGCACGCCGGCGGCCACTTCGAGGTCGCGCAGTAGCCACTCGAAATCCGCGCCCGGGTCCACGCGGTCGGCCTCGAGGCGCGCACGCCACCAGCGCGCGTTGCGCGCGGCCTGATCGAGCCGCGTTTTAATGGAAGTCGCCGGCGCGTCGGTGCTCATGCTCGTGGATCAGGCATGCGTCGTCATGCACGG